TGAAGCATCCCTTCGTGCTGATCGGCATTAGTATTTTCGATCTTGATTTTTGGATCACCCGCGCCAGAGCTTTTCAGATGCAATAAAGTGCTTGGCGAGTTCGTGCCTATGCCGACATTACCCGTATCCTTAATGGTCATTAATATTGTGCCGGTTGTTCCATAGGCATTGTGAGCGAAATTAATTCCAGCGCCACTTTGATTGTTATTAGCGTCAACATTAATCCAAAGACTATCTGCTGTACTAATGGCTCCATTCGTGGTTGCAAGTTTGCCGAGGATCAGTTCATTGTCAATAGCTACCGAATGCACTGCACCACTGTCTCCCGGCGAAACGGGAGCTTGTCCCACCCCAAGATTTGTGCCGTCGAATATGAGGTCGGCTTCACCCGTCAGAGCGTTCGCACCCGTCACCGTTGCAACGGTGTTATTGGTCGATCCCGAAAGCGACACACCCGCCGCATCTGCGTATGCAGTCGTCGCGACCTTTGTCGAGTTGTCGCTTGCCGATTGGGTCGTGGCTGTGGTGCCGTTCGCTAGTGCAAACGGAGAGTCATCGGGATCGTCTAAGAGCTGCGTCAGTGTCCAGCGGTTCGCATCGTTTTTGACGCGAGCAGTGTCCAATCGGTCCTTACTGGTAGGATCGCCAACGGTCCAACGCTCTCCGAGTGATCCGTAACTATACGTATTAGTAGCCATTTTTCTCCTTAACTCACGTACGACACGTTCGAATCGGCTTGCTCATCGATCACCCTGCCATTATGGTGAGTAGAGTAGCCCGACTGGGTTATTTGTTCTGGGGTGCTGCTGGCGTAGGTTGGCGATCCGGCTGCGACCACAATACCTCCAGGCAGATAAGAGGGAGGCATCTGCTCGACGCGGACCCGTATATAAGGACTGTTGGGCGTAAATGGCTTAACTCCAGTAACCATCCATTTAAGCTCACAGCGCCGTACTGTTTCACCTCCTGCGAGTGCCTGTCCTACGGTGTTCAGTGTCCCACGTGTGACGGTGAGGACATTGGTGCTGGTGTTGATGCTGGTAACCTTCATAGCTTCGGGCGCTTTAGTCGTAGTGCTCACAACGTAGATGTAGTCATTCTCGCGGAATATCCCCGCGTTTGCTACGGCCACTGTCGTATCGCTGTTGGTGTGAGCGCCGTTGATGGTGGTTAGGGATACCGGCCGCTTCGAGGTCCGCATACGGGGGTGGTCGATGTATGCGATATCACCGAGCTGGACATCGATGGCGCTATGAAACAAGCTGAACTCCAGCCTGTCGCGCGGCTGTGAAAACCACTCCATCAGGTGATCAACGATCAGGGTAGCCGTTGCATCGTCTTGTACGAGGTTAGACTTATATCCTCCGTCATCAGTGGAGACACGCTGGCGAGTGCCTAGTGCTTGCACTGTCTTGTACGCCAACTGAGAGAGCAGTGCCTCTGCGTTTATATTCGGTCCCAGATAATATTTGGTGGACAGATACGCATCTATGACGGTCCCCGTCCCATCAGCGGGAGAGATCGTCAAGTTCTGAGCGTCAACCACATTGTCCACCTTATACTCGCGTTGTCCCTCAACATATACGTGCTCACCTACAATCACGCTCTTCGAGACAAACACGCCCGAAGTATCGGTGAGGGTGCCAGTAGCACCAGCAGAGACGATGGTGCAGTTCGCGCTAAATCGATACTGTCCAGAGGCGATCTTAACCGCTTTATACTCATCGACGGAAGGTGATTTTTTGTATCTGAAGGCTACCTCATTGATCACATCCGAGATCGGCGCAGGATCGATCTTAAAGTCGTACTGCCACTGCGAGGGATCGCGCAGACCATTGCGGACAGGCATATGATAATCGCCCCACCAGAAATGAGAGGGTGCGCGCGTCTTGTCTAAGGCGGCTACCGACCATCCCCCCTCTTCGGGGTAGAGGTGCAGTCCCGCTTGCATACAGAACTCGCCCAAAAATGCGGTTTCAACGGCTCTATTGAGCACAAAGTCAAACTTATAATTCGCTCGACTGGTCGTAGCATCGGCCCACCCGTTCTTAATCGATGCCTCGACCAGATTCATCATATCTGGATTGCGTAGTATCGCTTCCAGAATATTGACGGGGTTGCGTAGGACACTCCCAGAGGAAGAGGTGATGATATTCCCATCTCTGTAGTTGCCCGTCACATCCTTAAAGCCCGTAATCTTCTGGAATATCGACGGCGCAGCTTCTTGAAAAGCCAAAAAGTCCGAGAAACGCACATCCAGCTCTATCTGCTTGATCACCGCATCAGCCGACCCATCGATCTCTATGTTCAGCAGGGACAGATCCCACGCAGCGTAGTTGGCAGCAGTCAGCGTCACTGTCTGACTACCCGACACCGAGGTTGGACCCGACAATGTGGTCGTATCGTCTTTGACGGTGAGCGTGTAGCTCCCTGTCGCTGTGATAACAACGGAGAGGGCTGTCAGCTCCCCCAGTTTAGGCGATCCACCGAGGTATAGGTCGAGATCCTGCCCTGCCCCTACTGCTACAC